CCAGATGCCCTACCACCACGAGTTACACGAGTGTTTTCTCTGATATTAAACCCATCTGCATATTTTGCATAGTCATATTTCTTGAACACCATTAGAATACTATGTGGGTGTGGTTGCGCTGGAAATGATTGATATGATGTTTGGCTTGATGAGGCTTTTGCTCTCTCAAACACTTCTGGTCTTAAGAACTTTGTTCCGAAAATGCCCATGTGTAACCCTTGCCTGTTTCTTATAAATAGTGTTGTATAAGTCTATTTATATTAAATCGAGAGGTTAATTTTATTATATCATGGCGCATAGTGGTAGATTTCGACCAAAAAACCCGTCTAAATACAAAGGCGACCCCACAAAGATCATTTATAGGTCAATGTGGGAGTTCAAATTCTTTAGATATGTTGATATTCACCCCGATGTTTTATGGTGGCAATCAGAAGAAGTCGTAGTTCCATATGTATCTCCTATTGACGGAAGACGCCATAGGTACTATCCTGATGTAATTGTCAACAAGAGAATAGCTGATGGCAAGAGCGCAACTATGATGATTGAGATTAAACCTTATGCACAAACAAGACCACCTGATAGGTCTAAGAAAAACGCTACCAAAACTGGTAGAATATCAAGGAAATATTTGAATGAGGTTAAAACCTTTGGGATTAACGATGCTAAATGGAAAGCCGCTAGGAAATTCTGCGCTCAGCGTGGGTGGCAATTTGAGATTTACACAGAGAAAGAACTGGGAATAAAGTAAGATGGTAGCAAAAGTATTCGACGATATCCTATTAAAAGGTATTCGATCTGGACAGATGCCAGCACGTACTCAAGAAGCGCGTAATTGGTATCGTGACCAAGCCAAGGCAGTTACAAAGAAACAAGCTGAAGGAACGAGACTTATCAAAGAGATGGGTGCGGATCGTTATGAAACTAAATTTAGATTGGGTAACATGTATACTTTCATGTACGATCCTAAATGGAAAGGCGACAAGTCTAAATTGCCTTATTATGACAACTATCCTTTAATTTTTCCTATAAATAAAGCAAAGGGTGGTTTCTTAGGAATCAACCTACACTATTTACCGCCACCTCTAAGAGCAAAACTAATGGATGCTTTATACGACACGGCAAACAACAAGAGTTATACGGAAGCAACTAAATTAAAAATAAATTATGATATACTATCGGGTGCGGCAAAGTTTAATATGTTCAAGCCCACTGTGAAACACTACTTGATGAGCCAAGTAAGAACAAAGTTTGTATATATCCAACCTACTGAGTGGGACATTGCATTGTTTTTACCAAGCCAAAAGTTTGTTGGGGCTACCAAAGCACAAGTCTGGAAAGATTCCAGAGCTATCATAAAGGGCAGATAATGGCGTTTAGCATATCAGATTTTAAAACACAGATGGATCGCTTTGGCGGACCTTCACGCAGTTCGCTATTCGAAGTTACTATCGTAAACTTTCCATTCAACACATCATCAGCGGATGCAAGAGACTTAACGTTTTTCTGTAAGAATGTGGCGATACCAGGCATAACAATAGGAATGGCTTCATACGAAGCTGTGGCACAACAAAGAAGAATGATGCCAACAAGTTTGAACCCAGAGCCAGTACAAGCAATCTTTATGCTAGACTCTGATGCACAGATGTTGACATTCTTTCATTCATGGGCGCAAAGAATTGTAAACTATTCCACCGCAGGTGGAAACTTTGCCGAAGTAGATGGAATGCTTCCATTTGAAATTGGATATAAAGATGAGTACGCCTGTCGTGTCATAATTAAACACTATTCGGCTGATTATCTTGATACTGGCAGATATTACGAAACTATATTAGACAACGCATTTCCTGGTATGATGGGAGATGTAGACCTAGCATGGGATAACAACGATAGCTTTGCTGTTCTTCCCGTAAGCTTCCAATATGATAGAATACAATTATCTGGTGAAAGAGTTGGTTCGCCATCATCACGTTTCAATCGTGGTAACGGTATAATTGATCTAATAGACAACCTTGGTGAAATGGGTCAGCTTATTGGCGCAAACGTCGTGCCAAGAGGAATACAAGATGCGGTAAACAAATTTACCAGATTTAACAATGATTTTGACAACGTTAGTAGAAAGGCTAATCAGATTAATAGATTAGCTTCACGTACATTCGGATCATAACATGAGAGGATATTTATATCATGGCACTACCTAAAATTGACATACCTATTTTTGAGATGGAATTACCATCAACAAAAAAGAAAATAAAGTATAGACCATTTACTGTTAAAGAAGAAAAAATTCTGTTGGTTGCACAAGAAGCAAACGACCCAGAACAAGAAATTCTAGCGGCAAGACAAGTTATTAGCAACTGTATTATCGATGAAGACGTATCTAAATTTGCTATGTTTGATTTGGAATATGTGCTTCTAGTTCTGAGGTCACGATCTGTTGACAACACAATTACATTTCAAATTAAAGACCCAGACACAGAAGAGTCAATACAGTTAGTGATTGATGCAGAAAACGTCAAGTTTATGGAAACAGAAACGCATACTAATAAAATCGAACTTGATGGAACATATAGCCTCTTTTTGAAATACCCAACTATAGAAGAGTTTACATCAATTGTTAAAATGGACGATGACGATCCACTAGTTAATTATTTTGTTATGATATCATGTTTGGATTATATAGCATCTGAAGATGAAGTTCACTATTTTAAAGATTATGAAAACAGTGACATCGATGCATTTATGGATAACCTTGATGGTGGTGTAATTAAGAAAATTGAACACTTCTTTTCAACAATGCCAAAGCTAAGACATGAAATGAAGTACAAGAATAAAGAAGGCAAAGACAAAACATTTGTAATAGAAGGAATGCGTAGTTTTTTTATCTGATGTTGAGCCACACAAACTTGGGCAATTATTACCAAACCGTTTTTGCCATGGTTCAGCACCATAAATACTCAATAACAGACGTAGAAGGTTTGCTACCATATGAACGTGATTTATATTTTGGAATGTTGGTTGATCATATAGAAAAACAGAACGAAGCACAAAAGAACCAATAAGGATAAGATATGGCAAAGTTGTCAGAAGAAACACAAGCAATAATTGATCGCCTAAAAGCAGAGGGCGAGTTAAGCCGTAATCGTGGTACGCATTCCGTTCGTTCTGTGAAAATACAACTTGACAGGTTCGAGGGTATATTTAAATCTATTAGTGCGAACTCAGTAGAACAAACTAAGATGATGCAAATGCAAATGGGCATTGCGAAAGAAGCTATTGAATTTCAAAAGAGTCAAGAACAGTTTGATGAACTAAAACGAGATGCTGAATTTATTCAAGAAGACAAAATCGAAGAATCTAAAGGCAGAGATAACACTAAAATCGATGCATTTGGAGATAGAGTAACCAAAGCACTTAGTATGAAAAATATTGCCATGGGTGCTGCTGGATTGTTTGTGGGGTACAACTTACTAAAAGGTTTCATAGACGAACAGACTGATGGTGGATTTTCAAGATTTATTAACTCTTTCAAAGAGGTTAATTGGGAAGGGTTCAAAGAAAAATTCAATAACATGATAAACTCTATTACCAGATTTGAAGAATGGCTAGATGGTTTACCAATGCTTCTATTAGGTGGTGGTATGGTAGGCTTTGCGGCTAAACAAGCCGCTTTTGGATTAGCATCAGGTGCGGCTGTTAGGGGAATGGGACCTAGAAGAGGTATGGGTGGATTGATGAACATAAGAGGTACAATCCTAATGGCTGTTACAGGGTTGGCAATTGCTTATGGTCAAAGAGTGGAAGATTGGCTTGTTGAGCAAAAAGGTGTAGACCCAGAAGTTGCAAGTTTTGCAGTAGATGCAACTCAAGCAGTGCTTGGTGGAGCAACTTTAGCGGCTATGTTTGGTTTTGGTCCTGCTGGTATAATTATTGGTGCGGCTGTTGGTCTTGCATATGTAATAGGCAAATCAATTTACGATTGGATAAACAAAAAGAATGGAGAAGCACAAGAAACCTTCTTTAAAAGATATGATGAGGTTAATTCAATTCTAACCGAAGCTCTTAAAGGTGAACTAACTGCCGATGAGAGAGCCGAACTTCAAGACTTGGCAAAAGATGCAAACAGGAGAATTTTGAGAGCTACTACCGATACAGCAAGAACTGCTATTGTAGACGCAAGAAACGAAATAGAAAAAGCATTAGCTCTTAACGTAGAAAATAAAGAATTTGGCGCAGTAAGGGACTTGTCGTCTGAATTTAGTGGCGCATACAGTATGTTCTATGGTGGTGCGGAAGATAGAACAGGTCTTGAGGCGGTAGCTAAAAGACTTGGGGAACAATATGATAACACAAGCCCCTTTACAAAATGGATGTTTGGTATGGGCGACAAATCTGCTTTTATCAGAGAAAACCTTGAGGTTGGATTAAAAGAATACTTTTACAGGAACGTCGATGGCATAACAACGAGAAACCCCGACCTCTCCGTACAAGATATAAAAGAAATTCGAGGCAAATTACTGCAAGACTTGAGACCAGGTGGGTCATTAGAAAGTTTGTTGACAGGGGAATACAATAGAGGCTCTGGTGGTTTCAGAAACTTTGGGACAGGCAGTCTTGCATTACTTCATGGTAATGAGGCTGTTGTCAATGAAAACTCACCACAAGGACAGTTCTTAAGAATGTTTGAGACTGTTGTTAAGAACAAAGGTGCAAATGGAATGTCAGGTGGTAGTGGCATACCAGTAATTATCAATGCACCTACAAATGTATCACCAATCGTTAATAACGTACAAGGTGCTAAGACACAGAATAGTGCTAGGGTATTACAAATGG